CAGGCGGTGGCAGAGGAACTAATACTACGGCCGTTAGAATAGCAAGAGACTTCCAAGAAGCACTAGTAAACTCAAATGTTGACTTAATAAACATTGAAATGGAAATTATGGGAGATCCATTTTTTCTAGCAGATAGTGGTCAAGGAAACTATTCAGCTTTACCTAATCCACTATTTAAAAAATCACTTACTATTGATAATACTCCGTCACACGAGCAATACGAAGTATTAATGAAATTAAATTTTAGAACTCCTGTTGATTATAAATCAGGCGATGCCCAAGATGGGTCTATGGAATTTCCAAGCGATACTCAACCAGTAAAAGCATTTAGTGGATTATATAGAATTTTCCAAGTAGCAAATTTAATTCAGGGTGGACAATTTAAACAAACATTAAAAGCAATTCGAATAGCTAACCAAGAAAATGATACTGGAACATTAGGAACACCAAATTCCGAAACAGTAATTAAAGAAGGCAGTAACGAAACATCGTTAAGTGGCGAAGGATCTAATAAGATAGGGGCGCAATAGAATATGGCACAAGAAAGAAGATCAGTATTACCAAAGGCTCCGATGAATGCAGGACCGTACGAAGCAATAATTGTAAGCCATCTTGATACTAAATTTATGGGTTCTTTACAAGTCGAATTACTAAAGAATTCATCATCTGGTAACCAACCAGAGCGTACTGGACAAGTTGTTACAGTTTCTTATATGTCGCCTTTTTATAATAGTACTCCGTTAAACGGAAATAATAAAAATGACACCTACCAAAACACGCAACAAGTATCAGGGTTTTGGGCAGTTCCGCCTGACGTAGGAACTAAGGTTATGGTAATATTTGTTGAAGGCAATATTAGTAATGGGTACTGGATTGGATGTATACAAGACGCATATATGAATTTTACAATTCCTGAATCTCGTCCTGGATCAAAGTTTAATAATGAAGATCAAGAACAGAGATTGCCAGTCGGAGAATTTAACAAAGCTGTGCCTGGTGTAGTTTCAGGAAATATACCAAGTACATATTTAAAACCAGTTAACAAAGATTTTGAAATTACACTCGGTGCTCAAGGGTTACTTAGAGACGAAATTCGAGGACTATCAAATGCAAGTGCAAGGCGTGAAGTTCCTAGCATGGTATTTGGTATGTCAACTCCTGGACCGTTAGATAAAAGGGACGGTGCACCTAAATCACCACAAGGGGTATATGGTGCTAAAGATAATATACATTCAGCAAGACTAGGAGGAACTTCGTTAGTATTTGACGACGGTGATGATAAACTTTTAAGAAAAAGTTTTGCTAGTTCGGGCCCATCAGAATATGCAAATGTATTACTTGACGAAACAGACGGATTGCCAACTATACCATTTAATGAATCTGTAAGGTTGCGTACTAGAACAGGCCATCAAATATTATTACATAATTCAGAAGACTTAATTTACATAGGTAATGCTAGAGGTAGTTCCTGGATTGAAATGTCTTCTAACGGTAAAATTGATATCTTTGCAGATGACAGTATATCTATTAGAACTTCAGTTGATTTAAACATAAGTGCAGACAGAGATATCAATATGTCGGCAAGTAGAGATTTTAATGTTAATGCTGGCAGAGACTATAAAATGACAGCGGCTGTAAACAGTGATGTAAAAATTGGTGTTAACAGTAAAATTGATGTTGGTGCAGATTTAGATCAGTTTGTTGGCGCTAATCAAAAATTATTTGTTGGAGGATCAGGAGACTTAATAGTTACTGATGCTCACTCTATAACAAGTAACGCAACACTTGATATTCTTACTGTAGGTGATAGAAAAGATAAACAAGCAAACTTAGATCTTAATACGCCAGGATATAATTATTTTACAGCCGAAGGCGATACACAAATATTAAGCGGCGGAAACCATATCGAAACAGCGACAGAAATACACATGAATGGTCCAGCAGCAACTTCGGCGGCAGAAGCAACAGAAGCATCTCAAGCATTAGTAGCAGCGCCTGCTTTATTCCCTGTTAGAGTTCCACAACACGAACCATGGTTAGGACATGAAAGTTTAGATCCACTAACATTTACACCAAGTAAAACTAATCCTATTACATCACCTAGTCCTACATTAAGGGAGTCAACTCCACTAGTTAATGATGCAAGAGACGAACAGCCCGTAAGTGGCGAATATAGAAAAACAGCAAACGCTGATGGTCCACAATCAGTAGTTCCAGGAGAAGTAGGTCCAGTTGGCGATCAACCTGCTAAACCTGTACCAATAACAGACTTACAGCAATACTTCTTAAATCAACTTATAACAGCACTTGGTCTTGATCCTGCATCTTGCTTAAACAGTGCTAATCCTAATAATAATCCTGAAGGAGTAACAGCAGGTAATGCAGAATACCTTGCAATGGCAATGGCACAGCCTCAAGCAGAGTGTAGTTTTAAACCTAGAAGTGAAAACTTAAATTATAGTGCTAAACGATTACGTCAAGTATATCCAAGTCGTGTTAAAACAGACGCTTTTGCACAAGAACTTGCAAATGCAGGCCCTGCGGCAATTGGTAATACTTTATATGGTAATAGATACGGTAACGCTCAAAATGAAGGTTACAAATATAGAGGTCGAGGACTAATACAGTTAACATTTAAAGGCAATTATGAAACATACGGAAAGAAAGCTGGAACACCGCAAATTGTAGATAATCCTGATCTAGTAAATGATCCTATCATTGCAACTAAAGTTGCTGTTGCTTATATTAAAAGCAAAGGTATTAGTCCAGCAGAAGCTAGTTTTTCGGCATTAGGTGAATCGTTTAGAAAGGCTGTAGGTTATGCTAATCAAGGCGGAGCAGAAACAAGCAGACGTATTGGTATAGGAAAAGGATTTTATAGCAAGATAGTTAATGGCGAACTTGTTCCACAAGCATCATTAACTACAGAGCCCGCAGGCACAAATATTGAAGCCGGTAAGCGGGTAGACGAACCAATATCTGCTCCTGCAGCTGGTCCGCAATAGTAGGTAAATATAGACATGAGTACAAAAGAAAAAAAATTATATAAAACAGTAGAAGTTAGTACAAATAAGAAGCCACGAGCTGTAGTAGAAAGCAGGGCGTATAGAGGCATATCAACGACTAATCCAGAGAACTCTACTAATACACTTTATGATATTGCACTTATTAAACAAGACCTTATTAATCATTTTCACATACGTCAAGGTGAAAAACTAGAAAACCCCGAATTTGGTACTATTATATGGGACGTACTTTTTGAACCTCTTACAGAAAATTTAAAATCTGCAATAGTAAAAAATGTTACACAGATTGTTAACTTTGACCCAAGAGTATCAGTAACAGCAATTGATGTAGTACCATACGAAAGCGGGCTACAAATAGAGTGTGAACTTACATATTTGCCGTATAACATATCTGAAAAACTACAGTTCAAATTTGATGAAGATAATGGACTTACATAACAGAAATAATATACGCACTTATCTAGATGTAATAAATACACTATAGCGAGGAAACACAATGTCGTCAACAGATAGACAAAATAAATTATTAATTTCAGAGGATTGGAAAAGAGTCTACCAGTCCTTCAAAAATGCTGATTTTCAGAGCTACGACTTTGACAATTTAAGACGTACAATGATTAATTACCTAAGGAAAAATTATCCTGAGGATTTTAATGATTACATTGAATCAAGCGAATACCTTGCATTAATTGATTTAATTGCATACTTAGGACAAAACCTTGCTTTTCGTGCAGATCTTAATGCAAGAGAAAACTTCTTAGAATTAGCAGAACGCAGAGAAAGCGTTATACGTTTAGCAAGACTACTTTCATATAATCCTAAACGTAACCAATCTGCTAACGGTCTTCTTAAAATGGAAAGTATTAGTACGTCAGAAGATATTATAGACTCTAACGGTAATAACTTAGCAGGGCAAACTATAGTATGGAATGATGTTTCAAACCAAGATTGGTATGAACAATTTATTAAAGTTTTAAATTCTGCATTACCGGCTAACGGTGTTGTTGGACGCCCAGTTAAGAAAGATACAGTTAACGGTATAAGTGCAGAGCAATATAGATTCAATGCACTTAATACAGATGTTCCGAACTTTGGCTTTACAAAAAATATTAGTGGACGAGGAACGTTATTTGAGTTAGTATCAACAAACATTGAAAGCAATGAAATTCTAGAAGAAGCTCCGCTACCAGGAAATAATTTTGCGTTTGTTTATCAAGATGACGGACAAGGCGCTGGCAGTAATAACACAGGATTCTTTTCACACTTTAGACAAGGATCATTAGACCAAGGTACATTTTCAATTAGTACACCAAGTACTAATCAAACAGTAAATCTTGATGCTATTAATGTAAACGATAGTGATGTTTGGTTGTATAAATTAGACACCACAGGTAACGAAACTGAACTTTGGAGTAAAGTTAATTCAGTTGAAGGTAACAATATTGTTTATAATAGTTTAAGTAAAAATATTAGAAATGTTTATAGTGTATTAACTCGAGTACAAGATAGAATTAGTTTAATTTTTAGTGATGGTGTATTTGGTACGCTACCTAAAGGAAACTTTAAAGTATATTATAGAGCAAGTGATAATAGAAGTTTTGTAATTAGTCCTGATGAAATGACTAATATAAACATTACTATACCTTATTTTAGTAAAACTGGAACAGAAGAAACTTTAACAATAGAGTACGAACTAAAATACACAGTTGATAATTCTGCTGAAAGCGAAAGCAATGACAGTATAAAATCAAATGCTCCATCTACTTACTATACACAGAACAGAATGATAACTGGTGAAGATTATAATGTTGCTCCGTTATCAGTAAGCCAAGAAATAGTTAAAGTAAAAGCCGTTAATAGAACATCAAGCGGCATTTCAAGATACTTTGATTTATTAGACGCTACGGGAAAATATTCTAA